TCTAGCAAAAGACCAGCTTTTCCCTGAACCTCTACCGCCATAAGCTACTTTGTATCTATGTGGCTCAAATAAGAAGTTTAATCTATCAGGAAATGTTGCATTAACCTTCATCTTTAGGCTTTACAAAGTCTATTGCAATGCTTATAGGTAAGTTAGAACCATCTAATCCTGTAATTTCTGTAGTTGCTACTGATTTGCCATCCATTCTGTCAAAGACTTCTTTGATAGCTGATACATCACCGCTCTCTGCTTTAGCTACTAATGCTTCTGTTACATTACGTAATCTAATAGCTTCTTCTTGTATTAATACACGTCTAAGTGTATCTGCTGCTAACCTATTGATTTTACTAGAATGAGTGTTGCCCTTATTTACTTCTGAGCTACGTTCTGCTGCTAGTTTTTTGCGTTCTTCGTTGTCCATTGTTATGCAACTCCTTATAGGTTGGTTGCCCTCTGTTATAGTTCTGAGTCTTTGTTGTTACCCTTGAGTGGGTATATCATTCTTTGGTATGTATCCCACCATTCTTGACTATAGTCTGTAGACTGATAGTCTTTAAAGCATGGTGTGCCTAATGTGTGATGCACTAACTTAGCATCTTTATTATATTCGTATTCTGTTTCTAGCCAATTCCATGTATCGTCTAGCTTGCCTACTTGTTCTTCAGGATATTTAAGCCATTCAAATCTATGTAAGTATTTACCTGTTTGTTCTTGTATAAACTGAGGTGTTAGTTTTTTGTTTAGCCAATGTGAGCAATTCCATAACATAACGCTTGACCAGTTCTTTTTAGGATAGTCTTCGTTCTTTGCACCTAAGTATTTAACTGGATGCTTTGTTGTGTAGTTATGCTTTACAACTTTAATTGCTTCGTCTATATCAAAGTTAGCTAGTATCTCCGCTATATCTGTTCGGCAAATCATATCGCCATCAACAAATAGTGCGATACCTTTAAAGTTGTTTAGATATGGCACTAGAAAGCGTGAATAGATAAATGCGTTACTACCGTCTGTATGTGTTTCTTTGTAATCTTTTAAAGTGTTTAGTGCTAGTGGTGTAAAACTTACCGGTATAGATGACTTCTCTATAACTGACTGGCAAAAGTTATGATAAGCAATTGGCTCTACCTTGCCATCATATCCTACATATATATCTAGTTTTACCACTTTACTTTGTTTGCCCAAAAAGCGGCACTCATTTTTCCTTTAGCTATGTTTTTAGCGTGTCTTGCCTTAAATGACTTTGCTCTATCTGTATTTGTTTTGTCACCACTTACGCCTTTTTGACCAAAGCGTATAAGTTTTTCTTGGTCACCATCTTTAGCTAATACTGCATGTGATTTAGTAGGATGATTAGGCGTTCTCTTAGGTTTATTATAACCAGAGAATGTTTCTTTGCCCTTCTTAATCATTTCTTCTTAGCTTTTATGTCTTTATAATGCACTAGCTTCTTAGATGAAGGTGTGTGTACTTTACCTGTAAATAATCCACTAGCCATTTTATGAGTAGCACCAGTCCACTCTGTGCCATTAGGCAAGTAATGTTTAACGCCTTTCATTTCTTTGCTTTCTTAACAGGCTTTGCTGTTTTAGCTGCTTGTTTAAATTGCATAGCTGTAGGTGCGCCTTTAGAGCCAACTTTCCTCATCTTTTCACCTGAGCCTGCTTTGATTCTTGCTCTCTTGGCTGCAATATTTGCATAAAGACCTGGTTTAGTAGCCACTTTTCATGCCTTTCTTTGCAGGTTTAGCAACTGCTTTTTTAGCTGTTTTCTTAGCGTATGATTTAGCTTCTTTTTTACCTTTTTCTGTGTAGGCAAACTTCATTTTTCCGACCATTGGCATGATTATTTCCTTTTCTTTTTATTTGCCATTGCAAGACCAATTGCAATAGCTTGTTCAGGGTTTGTAACTTTCTTAGATGACTTACCCATGTTTAAAGTTCCTGCTTTAAATTCCTTCATTACTTTCTTTACTTTGGCTGCTTTGCCCTTCATCATTGCTTTCATCTAGTTTCCTTAACTTAATAAATCGGTGGTCATATCTACAGTCGTTACATAGCGGATACTCGGTAGAGTCAAAAGGTTCACCGCATTGGTTGCATATTGTTACTGAGAATGTCATATAAAAGAAAAAGCCCAACCACGGAGAGAGTGCAGTCAGGCTTTTTTGGGATTACGTTATTAACGGACAGGAGTTGTCCAACAAATAGCATTATAGCAAACTTTATAAGAATAGTCAAGAACTTTATGCGTTTATTCTTCTTCCTGCCATAGTAAGTAAGTTATCGTAAGCCATTTCCAATTGCCAATGGTGGGCTATTTTTGGTTTAGCATCTAAGTATCTAGTATAAATAGCGTCTCGTTGAGGTTTATCTAAGCTATGTATGATAGCGTCTATAGTGCGTAAGTTAGACATGTCCTGAGCAGAACACATCTCTGCAAATGACTCACTTGTACTTTCGCCACCTGAAGACATGCCTATGCTTTTAGATGGATAACCTAACCTATGGTTATCTGACTTCATCCATAAAGCCCAATCATCCAAAATAGATAGTAAACGCTCCATACTAATCATATCTACCTAACGTATAAGTTATGCTTTCCCCAAATGTTTCTTGTGTAGTCTTTTGCTGTAAGTTGTGTTTAGCATCAGCTCCATTATGAATTGTAATGCTTTTTATCTGTGCATCTGTAAAGTTTGCTGTGTGTCCAAATATAGCTTGTAGTGGATGTGGTTGCGGAACGTAATAGTGCATAAGCCTATTGTCGCTGTCTTTGTATGCGTATAACAATCCTTCCATCTTCATAGCTACAAGCAAGTTTTTAATAGTGTGATAGTTAGCGTCTACATGTTCAGCTATTGCTTTTATAGTTTTAGGCTCTGTAAGATACTCTAATATTTTATCTTTATTACTCACGATACATCCTTAGTTTTACAATGCCATTTTTTCTTATCGTCCTGGTGCCAACCATGCACATGAATAGCCCAACCTGCCTTACGAACTACACCTACATTTTCATGGTCTGCTATCTTCTTTACTCTTGCCGACATATTACTTGCTGTGGTAGTTTGGACTGCTAATACTTCTTTATCTTTTAAGGCTAATAGGTCTATAAATCCAAACAAGTCTTGTCTTATCCTTGCAAATGCGTTCCAATGCTCTACAACTGCTACAGTATATCCCTCGTCACGTAATTTTTTAAGGCTTAACTGCGTTGGACTATTTGCCATCAAATTGACTTTTGTTAGGTTTAGATATTCCGTCTAAAAATCTCTTCTCTACGTCACCTGTAGCCTTATTAAGTTCATATTCATAAGCGTGTGGTGATACGTCAGGACTGTTATTTTTCTTTTTAAAAATCTTGTCCCAGTTATCTTGTGCTTCTTTTTCAGAAACTAACAACGGTCTTCTGCCAGAACCTTTACCCATTATTTAACTCCTATAATTTCATTTTCAAAAAGATATTGCATAGTTTTTATATATGCTCTATTCCACATATCTCTACGTTCTTCTTTTGTTAATTCTTTTCCATTATCAAGTTTAACATGGCACTCTATACATAATGCTGCAACTAAAGCGTCTGACACTTTAATGCCCATACCTTTGCCTTCATTTCTATGAGCAGCACAAACTGTTTCAGACATTATACCACAATGCTGACAAGGCAACTCTCTTAAAATTTTAATTAGTTTTGGGTTGCGATACATCATATCTTTTAAATTTCTCAGAAATAATTTTAGGAACAGTTGCATCCCAATTAATACTATGATGCAATCTTTTTTTGTTTTGACCCATTTGCCTTACTTTTACACTAGAAGGATTATACAAAACAGAATAAAAACTTTTAACATAAGTGCCTGAGCTTAAATAAATATCAGTTAAACCACCAGCATTACTTTGAGTTTGTTTTTGCTCAAGTCTTAACTGTGCAATTGTCATAAATAAATAACCCTTATAACCGAAATAACAATAAGCATTTACGTCTTCATTAATTCTACCAACAAATTGAAATGGTCTATTAACTGAACATAAAAAACTGTTCATAATTTTTCTTGATATTTGACCATCTAAAAATGTTTTACTTAAACCACTATTTTCACCACCTATAAAATCACCACCTTGAGCCATGCAAATTGATGTAAAAGATGTCTTCTTATAGAAATCTAACATAATTTTAAATATTTTATCTAAGTCTTGAATGTATTTATTAGTTACATATTTTTTATTATCATCAAATGACCATCTAAAGTCTGTATAATCATCATCAAGTTGCATAAAATATGTATAACCTAATTTTTTTGCTATGTCAAAGCAGGCATTTCTTGCAAACACAACTGCTCTTTTATCATCAAAACTATCGCCTATGTCAAATGTTTTTGCAACTTCATCTTTAGAAAAAGTTATTACTTGACTGCCATATGTTTCAATATATTTATTATGAGACTTATCTTCATCATCAATGATAATAAAAATCTTACCTGTATAATTTTTTTCTCTCAAAGTATTGTAAGTATAAACTCTGTCATGCCTATTGTTACTCAATATAAATACACAAAAATTATCTATCACTTTGTTCTTCCAAATATTGATTAGATAACTGATTATTTAAAGCAACAAAACCATATTCAATAGCTTTATCAAAATCAACAATTACTAAAGCTGATTGCTCCATTAATTCTTGCATTTCAGCACTTGAGTGTGCGTAATAATCTGCAATTTTTGCAAAACTAAATATAATATGTCTATATGCTGCCAAAGTTAAAAACTTTTTCTCATCTTCAGAAACATTTGAATTGTTAATCTTTTGTATTAACTTAATTGCTTTTAAATTATCGTACAACTCATAAATATTTGGTTTTTCATACTTAGGTACATATAATGGCACATCAACTTTTTTTGTATATGTTGTATCAATAAGATGCTGCTCATCATTATCAAACATTTCTAATTTTTGTTGTATTGTCATAGTTAATAATCCCAACCCCAACCAACAGTTTGACCCCATACCTCTACCTGTTGTTGGTATTCAGTCATTTCTGAAGTTGTAAGTTTTGTGGTTGATTTTATAAGTTCTACAGGAAATCCAGCTATAACTGTTTGATAACGCAACAGACGGTATGACATAAGCTCATGGACTTGTTGTTTATCCAATCCCAAATGATTTCCTAAACTTGTATACAATTCCCATAGTCTTTCGTTTTGCTCTAAACTACGGTTAAGTTTAGCATCTGTAACTGTTACTCTCCATCTATGAGTAAAGTCAAGTGCTTTTAACTTCTCCACTAGCATTGGAAGGTTTTCTTTTGTTAGCGACCACTTTATCATCTCTCCACCCCTTTGTTTTAAATACTTGCCCGTCTTTAGAAGTTGCTTTGTATTCTATGTCTGAACCAAATAGCTTTTTGCATTGCTTAATAAATTCATTTATAGTCATTACCAAGTAGCCCTTCTACCTTCAATCTTATATATATCCATAGCTCTGTTAAGAACTGCTGCATCATGGTGATATCTTTTTATAGACTGGTCGTTATCCTTACAGCGTTTAGCATGAAGTTTAACTCTCCATTGTTTGCGTATCTGATACATTAATCTTAACATAAACCATTTTTTATCAACAATCATTACGGACTCTCCCTATAACATAAAGTTTTTTGACTAAACCAAAAATTAAAAGAACCTTCCCATTGACCATTACGCTGTTTCTGAATAAAAACTTTAGCATCAGGAATAATCTTTAACTCGTCAGAAGAAGTTTTACCTTCTTCTATTAGCTTTTCCTTATAACGGTTACGCCATACACAAATAATATTGTCACACAGGTTTCTTATGTGTGAACTGCCCATAATGTTTGTAGCGTCAGGTATTTCGTTTTCATCTTTAAGTTTTCTTGTATGTGCAACCAAAAAAATAGAAATATTCAAATCACGTGCCGAAACTGCCAATCTATCAGTAAACAATTTTTGTGCCTCTAATGACTCTTCACTAATATTACTTATTTTCATTAAACTGTCAATGATAAATATATCAACACCTAGGATATGCTTGGCATAATATAATGTTGCTATCATATCGTCAGACGTTGTAGTTCCTAACTGGTCGTAAATGTATAGCTTTTCTTTTGCCCTGTCACAAAATTTTCTAATGTAATCCTCTGTTGGCTCTGGTGAACCTAATGCTTGAGTAATCATTCTAGCTAATGTTAATACAGGGCGCATTTCCAAAGATGCTATTAGGCATTTAGTGTTCTGTTTCATCATAGCTAATACAACTTGCGATAACCACATAGATTTACCATGCCCAGATACCCCTGTTAAAATTGTTAATTCCGAAGCCCTAACCCTAAACTTATCTTCCGTCTTAACCCAGCCAAGTGATTTACCACTATGAACTTCCTCACTAAAATACTGCACCACGTGGTCACTAAAAATATCCGCAGCTTTAATTTTAAACTCTGCATGAGCATATTCCTTATTGTAATATTCAGTTATAACTGATTGATTAACAGTTAGCTTATCTAATGCTTCACCTATATTCACTAAATGCCACCTTCCCAAACTTTACGTTCTTGTGGCGCTTCACCATCATTCCATCTTTCCTGGTTTAACAAAGTAAGTGGAGCTGGTGAGAAGCCATCTTTCCATGATTGAGTATCTTTCATACGTTTTACATACCCTATCACTTCATCTGCTATAGCGTCAATGTTTTTATTAGCCCATCTTTCCATACATGTTTTCTTATTTACTTTACGAACACTAGGATAATTTTGCCAAAATTCTTCAAACCTGTTAGTCGTTTTAACGACATATATATCTTCTCTTTTTTTATCTTCTCTCCTCTTCTCTATGTTAGCAGGCTGCGAATAATTTTCTAGCCAACCTCTAGTAAATAGTTCTTTTACTATTTTCTCAACAAAATCAATAGGATAATGAAGTCTAAAAGCTATTTCATAGTGCTGAGGTAATATTCCGTCACTTTCAGAACCAAGACACCATAACTCTACTAAAACAGCTTTTTGCTCAAAAGATAGTTTATGAATCTCAATATCATTAATGTAATCCGTACCATAAAATTTAAACCATGTCATCTTTTTTTGGTATCTTGGGTTCTTTGGATTATAGAGATTAAACTTCTCCCAGTTCTTAATCTTGTACATACACTCTCCTGTTGGTTAATAATGCTAAAAAAGATTAACATAACTAATTCTAGTTGTAAACTAATTATTTACTAGAAAATACTTGACATGTGTTTTTTTCTCATTAAGATAAGCATTGTAGTATTTATTTTTAGGAGAGAGAAATGAGAATTACAGGCGCTTATTCAGTAATTGAAACACTTGCACAGCATAAAAACTTGACTTTTAAGGAAGCATTTATGTATATTCACAACAACCTTAAATCATGTGACAAATATCAAAAAATTGCATATCAAGTCATTAGTAATGATTCTGGTCTTTTTGAAGAACTTTCTAAGGAGCAATCAGTATGAAGAAAGATTTAATTCTAGGTAGTATATTTGCAATATTTTTTTGGTGTTATGTGGCTTTATGTTTTTGGATTATGGGTAAATTGGCAGGTGCAATATGATTAAAGATAATAAAGAGGCATTGACATTAGCTTTAGCATTAGCTATTACTGCACCAAACGATAAAAAAGCAGAAAAATGTGTTAAAATAGCCGACTCACTTGCAAAGAGTATGAAAAGAGAAGACGTAGAGTTAGCTATGAAAGATGTTTTAGATAAAATAGTTGATTCTTTGAAAGGCAAAAAAAATGAATAAATGGTTATGGTTGTTTCTTTTTGTATTTTGGGGGTATATAATATGCAGAATGGTTTAGAACAGATAGCAGATATTCTTAAAAGATTGAATGACGAACTTAAATTAGATAACGATAAATGGGAGAGAGCAAATGTCACAACAACAACATTACGACCAGCTGATGATGCAACAGCACCAGCAGGATGTATTACACACACTCAATCACGTAACAGGAGAGAAAAAGATGAACTATAACGAACTACGCAAAATTAATGTATCAGACCACATTGAGAAAAAGAATGGTCTATCTTATCTATCATGGGCTTGGGCTGTAGACACGCTTCTACAGCAAGACCCAAGTGCTACATGGACTTATGGTGAACCTAAACAGTTTGGTGAAACACTTATGGTATTCTGCACAGTCCATGCTTTTAATAAGTCTATGACTTCACAATTACCTGTGCTTAACTTTAGAAATCAAGCTATTCCTAGCCCTGATGCTATGGCAGTTAATACAGCTATGCAGCGTTGTTTGGCTAAAGCTATTGCATTGCATGGTATTGGCTTATATATTTATAGTGGTGAAGATATTCCAGAGTCAGAACAACCAGCTTTAAAAGCTGTATCTAACAAGGACTTTCTATGATAAACCAAGGTACCGAAGAGTGGTTTCAGCAAAGGCTAGGTAAGGTTACCGCTAGTCGCATTAGTGACGTTATAGCTAAGACTAAAACAGGTGTATCTACATCTCGTCAAAATTATCTTATTCAACTTGTATCAGAACGTCTTACAGGTAAAAAAACAGATTCATTTACAAATAAAGCTATGGAAGATGGTGTTGAACGTGAACCTATAGCAAGAAAACTATATGAAAGCAAAACTAATTCTATAGTAACTGAAGTAGGTTTTTTTGACCACCCTGTTATTAAGAATACTGGTGCTAGTCCAGATGGAGCTGTAAATGCAGAAGAAGAAGGTAAGTATGCAGGCCTTATAGAAATTAAATGCCCTTTGGAGACTACGCATACAAACACCTTAATGAATAAATCAATTCCTAGTAAATATGTCCCTCAGATGCAATGGCAGTTGGCTTGTACCGGTGCTAGGTGGGTAGATTTTATAAGTTTCAACCCAAATTTCCCTGAGCCTTTGCAAGTTTTTGTAAAGCGACTTGACAGAGATGATACTTACATAGCAGAATTAGAAGCAGAAGTAATTAAGTTCCTAGACGAAGTAGACCAAACAATTTTAAAACTAAAGGAGTAATGTATGGCTGAGTATGACAATAAAAACACGTTTACGTTAAATAAGAATGATAAAGGTGATAATCCTAAACGACCAGACTACCGCGGAAAATTAAACGTGGATGGTATTGAATTTACTTTATCAGGTTGGATTAGAGAAGGTGCTAATGGTAAGTTTATTAGTGGGGCTGTAGCAATGGTTGCAACTGATGAAAGACTTAAACCTGCTGTTGAAGGTGCAGATGATGCAGATGTACCTTTTTAATGCAAAAAGGGGTTTAACACCCCTTTATGTGCGTTTTAGAGCTATTTATTCATTACGTACATGGTTACTTCAAATCCAAAACGCATTTCAGTTGCTGATGGTGTTGTCCACATGGCAGTTCTCCTTTCTTTTAGATTTATAGTAGAATTATACGCTTGTGTGGATTTCTTAGACACAAGAAAAGCATGAAAGGTACCTAATGGATATACATAACTTAGAATTAGATATAGCGTGTTATGCAACGGCTGTGTACCATGAGGTTAATACAAGAACAATCCAAGAAAAGGTAGGGGTTATAAATGTCATACGTAATAGGGTTCATAGTGGTCTTTGGGGTCGGGATGTATGCTCTGTTGTTTATGCTTCTGGGCAGTTTATTGGGGTTACGGATGAACGTCATCTTACCGTTAATGAAAGGACGTATCTGGAGACTAAACTTTTGGTTATTGATACGATTGTTTATAATAAATATGCTAATCCAGTGGCAAATGCTTTATATTTCCATGATGACTCAATACCGCCAAAAAAAACATGGTTTGGTAAAAGGAAAGTAATTCACATAAAAAGGATGGTATTTTACTAATGAAAAAAGAACCGCTTGCATTCCTGTATGAAGAATTTTGTACTAAGTCTGGTGACCTAAAGAAGTCTTATTTGTGGTCATTTCATCCCAACCAACTCTCGTATTTAAACGACCTAAAGAACACAACCCATCATATAAAGATAACACCTTTATTTGCAGGTGAGCCTGTAGAAGAATATAAAGGCATATCTAAATACGATAGCAAGAAGTTAGTGGAGGCTTATGGTGGAATCTAGTCCTTTAACACAAGAAGAAATTATTAAGGCTTATAACAAAGCATTTCCAACAAGATATGAGCCAATGACTTTAGAAAGAATGATACAATTTGTTAGAATTATAGAACAAGCTCATGGAATTAAAGATGCAGTTTAAAGTAACTGATGAACAGTTAATAGAAATAGTAAATAAATATATGGAAGAACATCCTACAGCAGGAAGAAACCATGTTATATTACACGCATTTGGCAATCCTGCTAGAATTAGAAATTTAGATAAACAAGGGTTAATTACATTACCAAAACCAATGCCAACAGGAAGTAATAGCAATTGGGCTAGATATTTTAACATTGATAGAGCTGAAGTAAATGTTTCTAAAACAGGGATGAAATATAATGTACACAAAACTAGATGAACAAAGACAAGCTAATTTTATTAAGTCATATATAAATAGTCATCCTGATTGCACTATGAAAAATATCATTCAAGATTGTGTGACTAATTTTTATAGGCTTAAAAGTCTTGAAAGACAAGGCTATATAAAACTTCCTAAACCTACACCTTATGGAGAACGTAATGGATTATTTAAAGGAAAAGAATCATGGCAATTTTGGAAAAAGTAATTGATTGGATAGTATGGTTGTTGATTGTTGGTGGTATGGGTTGGTTTGCGTATGGATGTTATCAGTTAATTGATTTATTTTTTTTAAGGAGATAGGAATGGTTGATTTAGTGAATAGACCACCGCACTATTTACAAGGCGGGATTGAAACAATAGATGTGATTGAAAGTCGTTTGACTAAGGAAGAGTTTGTTGGATACCTAAAGGGTTGTAAGATGAAGTATGACTTACGTTATCCTTTTAAAGGTGCTTTTGCACAAGACTTAGATAAATCAGAATGGTATAAGAATAAGCTAATAGAAGTTATGCGTGATGAAGCTGCAGAAATTCCACCAGAACTAGAAGCTCAGTTACAAAGGTTTGATGATGAATAAAATATACTGGGTATTTATTATTGTTTTAGCTGCATTAGCTATTTGGGGAACAGAAAAGGCTTTAGGTCAAACTACTACTATACTAGCACCTGATGGCTCTGTAACAGTCTGTCAAGTAGGGTCTAATGGTATTATAATTTGTGTCTAATGCTATGCGTAATGCGTATGCTAGTCATACAGACTTTGGATTTTTAAGAGGTGTAATACTAGATAATCCAAAAGCTATGCCATCTAACATTGACATGGTTTTTGAAAAACGTGGAAACTTTCTCATTGGAGAGTGGAAGCGTGAAGATGAAGATATATCTTTAGGTCAAAAGATACTGTTAAAAGCATTAGCAGACCAAGATAAGTTTACTGTGTTAATGATATACGGATATAGTGATGATACAGGAACTGAAGTAAATAACTTTTATAAAGTTACTCAAGATAGACTTGCTATTATTGGTAATGGTATAGAAGGATTAAAAGACTATATAGATGCTTGGTATCAGTCATCTAATGGTGTTAGCTCACCATAAAGCGATAACTCCTCACCGCTAATTTCAATAAGTGAGTCATCATCTAGTTGAATGACAATAGTGCTATCGCCATGTAAGGCTTCGCAAGATACAATTACTTTACCTAGCATGTGATTACAGATAACTTCTACATCTGACCGTTGCATAATTGTCCTAAGAAACATGACCATTCCAACGCCCATTCTCTTTTAATACCATAGGCATTAGCTTTGGTTGACCGTTGATAATAATTCCACAACCTACAATAAAACGACTCTTAAAGTTTTTAGCATAATCAAATGCCATAGACTTTTGATGTATTAAACATCCTACTTGCATCCCCCAAATAAGAGCATCTGGGTTACTGTAATATCCAATACTAAATTTAGTGTGATAGTGACCCTGCACCGTACTCATTCCATACTGCTGGGCTACCTTTAAAACGTCTGCAGACATACCATGAGTGAAGAAACACCTAGAGTTATCACTTAGGGTTATGGTGTGGTCATCTACCCATTCCCAACCTTTGCCAACGCCTAAGAACTCATTGTAATGCTTAAGGTAGGCTTTAGGCATACCATACTTTAATGCTCTACGATAAACTAAAGAGCTATGGTTAGAATGAACTAAGACCATCTTAGGGAATATCTTTTCTAATTCTTTGACATGCTTCTTAGACTCTTCTAATTCATGTCCAGCAGAGTATAAGTCTGGGTTATGTTCGTGCATAGAGATAGCGTGTTGGTCTAGCTCATCACCTATATTGACTATATGGTCAAACTTGTATTTAGTCTTTAATGCTTTTAGAAATGCAAAGGCATCTGGATGGTGATAAGGAATATGTAAGTCAGATATAACTAAAACTGATTTATATTTCAAGTAGCTCTCCTAGCGTTGAGATACTTTATTATATACTAGATAAATAATTAACATGAGCAATACATATTTAAAGTGGTCTATAGCACAAAGAATGTCGCAGATAAGATAATCTAGCATATCTTGATAGTGGCTGTTTTAGCTTTCTTTAGTTTGTCAAAAAACTTGTTATAGGCTATTTTAGAGTTACCTATGAAGTCTTTACCTGCCCATGTAGAGCCAAGTAATATACATCCATCTGTATCTGCTGAAGTGTTGCCTGAATGAATACGAACACCTGTAAAGTCAGGAACGTTTAGTATGTGTGGCATGTCTTGTTTAAAGCGTACAGAAGCGTCTATGATGAGTTTATATTCACCAATAGGAATAGCAGTCTTACCTAAAACCTTAGTGCCATTTCTGACTACATCTTCTAATGTGTAACATTCATAAATGCCGTCTACATACATCTTACCTACAGTATGCGTATCTTTAAATTCAAACCTTTTTACTTCAATTAACATAAGAATTAATATACTCCAATGCACGTGTGAGATAATCCATAGCTGCCATAAATACTAAAGCAATACCCATAACTACAAATAGTAGTCCTACTATAATAAGTTTAAGTATAGATAAACCAACAAAGTTAAGTATGTTTAAAAATATCATCTTTTAAGTGAAAGATACATTCTTTCGCCAATAACGAATGACATACAAGCACCAGTCATATCAAGACATACTGCTACTACAGTAGCACCTACAATGTCTGGGTTAAATACTACAACTGCGGTAAATATCATAATGGCACTAATGATGACATATCTGAATGAAGCACGAAGGTCTATAATCCATTTAGAAGGTTCACCGGTAGGAGTATCTAATGCAGCTAAAGCCTGTAGCTTCTCTGCTTCTGCTTTCATAAGCTCTATACGTTCTGTAATGTTTTGTGGTTGTCCACCTGCACCACCTGTAAACTTGGCTATAAGACCTCTAGCACCGTCAGCAAATGCTGGCACTAGGGCTGGTAAGATTAAAGATACGATTGAACCGAACATTAGAATTGCCCTCCAAATCCAAGTAAAAATTGTTGTTCTTTGGGTGTTACATTTATTCCTGCTTTAAATAAAAAGTCATTTAGTTGTTTTGCATACTCTGCGTTTACACCTAAACCTTGGTTACTATAATTAGCACCACCGGTAAATTGACCACCAGCTAATGGAGTTGTATAGTTAGCAGAAGCATTAGGATAGTTACCGCCCATAACTCTAGCCATAACATTACCATCACGATATTCACCATAAGGAGCAACATTATCTGCCTGACTTAATATGCCACCTCTAAAGTTTTGGTTTGTTAAAGCAACGTCTTTATATATTGGGTTTGTGCCTTCTTTACCAATAGTTCCACTTAATAAACCAACAGGAGTTTCTTGATAAGCATTAACATTACCGCCTAATGTAGGTCTAGTATAAGCATTTAAGTTTAAGTTTTCATTACCTATGCTAGTAGCATTTGGTTGAGTATTTTGTTGTTCTGTTAATTGCCTTAAAAATTCTGCAATATCCATTATAATTCCTTAGGGTCAAAGCCATACATCTTGGCTACACGCTTTTGTAATTTTAAAAATAAACCTTTATGACTGGTATATTGGGTTGTTTTTTTGGATGCGGTATACACAGCCATGTGGATAATTTCATGGCAGAGAGTTACTAGAACGCTGTATAAATGAGCATGACGTGCAGTAGATATAGTAATGATATGAGGTTCACCTTGTTCTGGTGGTTCGTATTGTCCGCATATACTTTCATCATGCACTATAACAAAGTCTACTTTAGAAGCTGGTGGTAGTTTGTATTCATCAAAGATAGGCATTTCTATTAGAGCTGAATATAAATTTGCTATAGCATTTTCATTTATCCAACTTGTCATATCGTGGCTTTAGGCTTAAATAGTTTAGCGTCAAATACTGCTGTTTGGTTTATCTCAGGAAAATAAATATAAACTGCTTGTTTACCTTCATAGTTGTCAGACTTCCAACAACCTTCATGGTTAGGGTGACCTTTGTCAGTAGCATAGGCAGCATAGTCATAACCTTGTAAACCTTGTTTTTTAAAGGTACATTCTTCAGATGTTAATACTATTTCACCTGCTTCTGTAGCCATGCTCATTTCTTTTACAAGTTCTTTAGCTAATGGCGTATCCATTAATAATAGCCAAAATATTACTAGAACTGTAAAATAAACAAGTGTTTTCACTTTCCTAGCCAATGATTGGTTACAAAAGTAATAAAGCCACCGATAGCAGATGCGATTGCCATGCCTGCCCAGAAACCACCTTTGGACTTGTTGGCAAGCTCTAGAAGCGACTTTATGTCTGTTTCCATACTATCTACCTTGTCTTGTAGGTTTCTAACCTGGGCAATTAGCTGACCATATTGTATTGGGTCTATTTCGTTACTCATTGTTGTCCTTCGTTTAATAAACCGGTAATAGGGTTAATAATAGGAGCTGCAACTTCTCTAGCACCAATAAGACCTCTAGTAGATACTTGTGGGATAGGAGCATTGCCTGTAGCAAGTCTATTACGCAATTGTTCTATGTTACGCAAACCTAATTGTGTAGCACCTTGTCTAGCAATACCACCTGCTAATGGCAAACCTATAGCACCTATTGGACCACCAGCTAAGTATCCTAAGCCAACAGAACCGCCACCAGATACAATTCCTGTAGGAGCTAGTTTACCTACAAATCTTAATAAGTTTTGTGTAGGACCACCTTTTGCAGCAACCTTAATTGCATTTTGTTCTTCTTTAGTAAATGCTCTTAATGCTTTAGGGTTATCAGCTAAATTAACTAATTTACGTCTTAGTGCATTTTCCATACCTGATTGTGTAAAGTTTGCTTCAGCACGTAAGTCTGCACTAGATACTAAGTCATCAATAATTTCTGTTTTCTTAGCACGTTTCCATAAATCTCTAGCGTCTGTTAAAGCTCTAACAGCTTCAGATGAACCTTTGGCTAATTGACCAGGTTGAGCAGTTTCTACAAAGTCATCTAGGTTTTCTACTAAAATACTTGCTAAACGTCTTTCAGATGCGTCTGCACTAGAACCTGCTGCTTGACCAATACGTCTTAATATTTCCATATTCTCAAGTGTTACATTAGAACCTTTTGTGTCTTTAATTCTTTCTAATGCTGCAAATACTCTAGGTTGTAATGTTTTATCTAAACCTTCTTTAGCTAAAGTGCTTTCAATTTTGTTAGCAAACTGATTGTAAGAGTTCTTTTTAAATACAGCACCTACTTCTTCAGCAAACTTGTATTGTTGACCAGCTTGTCCTTTTAATTCTTGCACAGTAGGAGCTTGTAATGTACCCTTAGCACCTATAGCAAATGGTATACCTGCTGCAATACCTGCTGCCATACCGACTAGAGGACTACCTGTTTCTTCTGCAACATATTGTGATGTAGCACCTACAGGTAATGCTGCTGCAACTTGTCTTAAAGGTTCTTGTGATAATGTTTGTGCAATACCACGACCAACAGGACTTGTAGCTGTTTTAGCTAACTGACCTAATGCACCTACTTGACCACCAACTCCACCCAATGCACTACCACCTACTTGTAATGCTCTTTCTACTTGAGTTTCAGCTTGTGGAAAACCTAATTTAGTTAAGCCTTTTTCTACTTGTGCAGTAGGAGATGGAATATCATACTTATCAGGCAATGCTAAGTTTAAACTTTTAGTAAGCAATTCAGCAGCAGGCAAAGCTAATCCACCGGCTATAGCACCAGCAGGACCTGCTAATGCACCACCAGCAATTGCACCTGTTACAGGAACAGCAGCACCTCTAGCAATAGAACTTAAACCACGACCTATCTTTTCTACCATGCTTTTTTCTTTTTTAAGAATAGAAGATGGTAAGTCATCTTCAGGCACAACATTAATAGTAGATAGTTCTAATGGTAAGTCATTAGATGGTACTAAATTACTTGGTAAGTCTTCTACAGGAACTCTAGCCATTATTCATACTCCCATTGACCATTTCTATATATCATTGGTTTACCACTTTTAGATTTAGTTCTTGAACCCTCTGTAAATCCACTAGGTTGTTGCGTAGCAGCCTTAGTTGGTGCTTTTTCAGTTGACTTAATTTTAGTGTTATATTCATTTAAAAAGTCGCTAGTGCTATTATATAACTTACCTTTGAAACCTTTTAATGTGCCATTAGTATTATAATAGTCAACAGCTTCTTGTTTAGTTTTAGCTGCACTTGTCATTTGTTCTTGCAATAAATCAAGACGTTTAACATTTACACTTTGTGGTAATGCAGGGTTATATACTCTGTTAATTAATGCTTCACCTTCTTTTGCTGTAAACTGTGGACCAAGAATAAGTCTTAAGTTACGTTGTGCAATTTCCTGTACTTGTTCTTTAGTATCTTGAGCTGCTGGGTTTGTATATTTAAGCAAGCCTGTATCATCTTGTGCACCAACTAACTTACCTGTAATTTTGCCTTCAGGTTGTTGTTGAAGTGTTTGTTTAGCTATTTCTAATTGAGATAAGCCTTTTTGAACATCTGAAAATCCACCACCAATAGTAAAGTCTACTAAATCTTGTGCTGACTTTTCTTCTACTTTCATTTCTAATGGAGAAAGACTTTTCTTAAGTACTTCACCTCTAGTTTCCATAGATGACACAGATGGAATTAATCTACTAATATCACCTGTAGTTTGATAGTCTGCAATAGATTTAACAGTAAACTTAGTAGGGTCAATTGCAGCAATATTTCCAACTTGCATTGATACTGGTTTTAATACACCTAAATTACCTGTTTGTTGATATTCTGATAATGACTCAGATGTAAATTTACTTGGGTCAATATTACCAATGTTAGTACCACGTGATTGTGTAATTGGTTGTAATGTACCATAATCTTTTGTTCTTTGAAATTCAGAAATAGACTCTGGAGTATATTTGCTAATATCAATAGTACCAAATGGGTCATTTTTACCAGCTAATAATTGTTGTCTATACGCATTATTTAAAGCAGTATCAACAGCACCTTGAGATGAACTCATACCACCTAAAAATGCTTTACCTAAATAAGGCAATGCACTTCCTGTGTTTAAGTTTTTAGGGGTAGCAAGATATGTAGCACCTGCACCTAAAACACCTGATAATAATGCTTGATTTCTTAATTTTTCTTCTTGGTTAGGGTCTAAAAGTCCTGTAGGAATAGATGTACCAAATATATTCATTCCATTAAACAAGTTACCTAACCCACTATTTGTGTCAAATAATGCCATAATATTATCCTCTATATCCTTGAGCTAATTGTTGTAATCTCATCTTTTCTTCATCTGATA